TTACTATGACGCTATCACCCGGAGCAATTTCAAATCCTTTTAAATTTTTGTTATTCATTTTTTACCTTTAAACAATATGTGTATGTTGCCATCAATTCCGTCGTCGTCGTGTTCGTCATGATAAGTCAAACACATTTCAATATCATTATATAATGATTCTAAAGTTTCTTCAATGATTTTTTTGTTTGCCTCTGGTGTTGTTTTTTTTGAAAAGTTTTCAACACGTTTATAGTTGAGAGCGAGATAACCATAAGCGTCTGGTATCAATAGATCTCTGAAAGAAATTAATGTCTGTTTAAAAAAATTTATAGGTACAAAGTGTAAAGCGTTGACAGATATCACACCGCTCCATTTTTTTTGATTGTCCTTGTACCAACCTTTGTACAGTTCTTCGTCTCTGAATTTTTCAAAATGTGGATCAACCCCATGCACGTTGGGATAAAATTGTTTGAATAGATTATTACCACATCCGAGGTCACAAAATTTTTGTTCTGTGTCGCTTTTTGTCACAAACTTATCAATAAAATAAAAAGGCAATAGTGTAATGACTTTTTCCCATAGATATGTTCTGGAAAGGAAAACATTCCAAACGTCCACCGAAAAATCATGAATATGAAATTTGGATTGTATTTCATTTTTAAAAAGATCTGTCTTTTTAAAATTTTCTTTCCACGAATCAAAGTCGTCTTTTCTGAAATCTTCTATGTTGTTGTATCTAAACAATTTTAGCCTCCTTGGCAGTTTCTTTCACAAAAAGCAAATCTGCTGGATAATTTTTAAATTTGTTATTCCAGAAATTTGGATCTATAAACCTTTGTACCATTTGTAGTTGTTCGTCTGTCAATGAGGTCAGCATCGATTTTCCTGCCTTACACCCTAGTATCAACCATGGTGATATCTTTCCAGATTGTATGTGTTGTACTGCTCTGGGCGTATTGACTAATCTAAAATAATCCGACCATTGCACATTTTGATCATCGGCCCAGTCCATCATTGTCTGTATTGATCTCCTTAATGCCGCTTCCACCGGTTCAGATTTTAAAATGTCTATCAAGTATGCTTCATATAAATCATCTCTGGCCCAGTGATCTAATTTTATTTTTGATGTTATTACGTAGTCGATGTATTTTTCTGGATATAAAGGATTCACATGCATCATATATCTTCCAAATTTAACAAATGCGTTGTAGTATGCACTCTTACAAAAATCATTATATGTCTTTTCCTTTGTATGATTTTGGTGTATTTGATAAAAACGCTGAAAAACTAAGAAAGCATTCTGAACCCATTTTTCATTTTTTTGTAGATGACGTCGTTTTGGTTCACATACATGAACCTGAAGAGTTCGCTCTCTTTGGAAAGTTTTCCCACAAAATGTACAGGTATTAAGATTTGCTTCCATGTGCCTCTAATAGTTCTTCTAGTTCTTTATCTGTCAACAGTGTATCTAAAACTTCGAGGTCTTTTTCTTTTGTGGATGGAAACAACTCATGTAATTGTTTTAAAGATTTATTCGGAACCTTTTTCATTGGTTTAACCCATGGATGAAATTGTTGTTTCAAAGATCCACACATAGATGTAAGCATCCAACAAAGTTTTTTGTGTTTGCTTGATAATGTGAACAGATGTTTGTTTACACATTCGTTTACCATTTCAACATAGTGTTCTTGATAAAACTTATCTCCCGAAACACTGCTCGCGTATCTCATTATCATGTACGGAGAGTACAAGGATTTTTCCTTGTCGTCGATACGATCAAAATAATCCTTATTCCGGAAGTCGATTGCTTTCATTCCGTTTCGTAGTTCAAAAAACTTTCTGTTGTCTTTTTTTGCTACCATAATTGACTGTAGTCTAATATTTCCGCCTGACGTGAAATGTCCTTCACGAAATAAGCACACATTGGATTTTTTTTGTCCTCCAACGGTACTGTCAATATTTGTCCGGATTTTGTTTTTGGAAAGTACCATTTTACTTCTTGATAAATGTCCACGATGTCCACTTCCGCAAAGTCCGGTTTTGATCCTGTGATTGGATTAAGCATAAATGCTTCAAAACCTCTGTCATTTAAACTTGTAATAGGTATTACAAAACACTCTCCCTGCTCTGCATCACCTACAACCATCTTCCAGTCCAGAGGCATTTTTATTTTGTATTTGCCAATTTGTAGTACCGCCGCCGGGGCATTGAATGATTCTAAAAAAATCAACGGAATAAAAAAATAATCTGGATCGTTTTGATTGCTGTTGTCTAGCACAGAAAAACGCAAACTATCATCTACGTATTCGGGTATTTTTTCTAAAGTGTATGTTCTGTTATCTATTGTAAGGATTTTCATAATCTATCTTTTCTATATTATATGGATAATTGGCCTCTTTGTAAAACTTTTTTCTTTGTCCTAGGTGTCTTTTCGCAAATTTACATGAACTGGTAATGTCCCAAATTTGAACACTGTCCTTGTCTTCTGCCTTCCTGATTCCACGACCTATTGACTGTATTACTCTGACAAAACTTTTTCCGGGTTCTATAAGGACAAGATTAAAAATCCTAGGAATATTAATGCCAACAGCGGCAACTCCATATGTGGCAATGATAACTTTATTTTCCGCAGTAGATACTTCATCGTAGTGTTCCTTTCTGTCTGGGTTTTTGGTTGATCCTGAAATGAATACCGAATCTTTTATTTTCTTTTCCAATATTTCTCCGGCAGATATTCTGTCGACTAAAATCAATGTGTTTCCGGACGATGCTATTGTTCTCACAGTATCGGCGATCCACGACATTCTTGTTGTGTCTGTTGTAAGCCATTTCAGTTCTTCTTGATAATTTCTAAATTCTGGATGGTCTTGTGTTTGTAAAACATTCACATGACAGTTTGCCAACACGCCCTTGTCTTGTAACTCTTTGGCCGGAATTTTATTGACCACATCGCCTATCGAACATTTTAATCCGTATGATTCAAAATCTGCTTTGGGTACAGTGCCTGTCAGTCCCCAACGTATTCCACAATGAGCAAATGGTCCTGTAAGCATTCTTTTGAGAACATCGGCTTTAGCCATGTGTACCTCGTCAACAATTACAGTGTTGACATCTTTGATGGCTTCTAAAAATTCTGTTGTGTGTTCGTCTTTGCTTCTTTTTTCTAGCACGTTCAATGACTGCCAAGTCGCTATCGTGTTTTGTCTTCCTAGTTCCTTACGGTCACCATAGTATACTCCCACATCGAGGTCACAAGCATTGAAGTCTTCTTCGGTCTGTGTCACGAGACTTTTGTTTGGCACAATGGTCAGTGTACGTCCATAGTTTTCAACTAGTCTACACAGTGCGGCAGTTATAATGGTCTTACCTGCACCTGTTGCCACCTCTTGTATGCATTGTGGATTTTCTAAAAATTTATTGATCACTTCTACTTGATAATCTCTGAGTTCTATTGGCTGTCCAGCACATGGATGATTGTCTGGCCAAGTTATATCACCAAGGTAATCTTTGTTTATGAGACTAAATTCAAAATTGTGAGGAGTTCTTTGATCCACTAGTTCTACGTAAACACCCGAGTCTTCTAATATTGGTAAAATTTGATCCACCAGTGCTAGATAGGTGGTGCCGCCCAATCCAAAGAAACTGATCTTTCCGTCCCATCTTCCAAGTTTTACCGCTGGTAAGTGCCTTGCGTATGGAATTTCAAATTTGAATTTTGAATGCAATCTTTTTCTATTGTCTAAAGATAAATCCTCAAATTTTACATTTACCTCGTCTTTGATTACTAGTTTACACGAACTCATTATTTTTTATGTTACTCACAAAAGTTGATTCTTTTTTAGTAACATAATACACTCGTTTAGGCAGATTATCAACCAATTTAGTTAGAGTTTCGGTACCGCTCGGCCAATAACCACCGTCATAGAGTGTGAAGGTCGATTTGAGTCGGATGCCGCTTTTGGAAAATGCTCTTGGTATTTTTGTTCCTACAAAAATTATTTTTGTATTGTTGTCTATTCTCTTTTGTGCCTTGCTGTCTATTTGTAGTTGACACCAATTTTCATACATATCTTCCTTTTCCGAATCTGGTTTCTCGGAAGGGTAAGCACTTTCCCAGATAGATGAATAAAAATTATTTTGTTCTTCATTGTTTTGTTTACGCCAATGCGGAGGATCATCGAGAGTGAATCCCCAAGCGATCTGGCTTTGTCTTATACCCATTTTGTAAAATGCCTCTAACCATTTTTGGATTTCTTCTACATGCTTGTATTGTGATATTTCGTGTCCGATCTGCACCATAGCAGGTAGACTGTCCAAATCCAACAGGCTTTTTATCAATTCACTTTTGCTATATTGATGTCTATCAACATGAATGTTTTGAGACATACTAAAGGCTATCTTTTCTGTCAACGTTTTTGGAACAAAATTAGTAGGAGTCCTGTCGATTGCTAGTTCTTTTAATCTGTCAATTTGTCTGATATGCGATTCCGTTGCTACATTCTCTTGCCACCACTCGATAAGACTTTCTTTAATATTTTTGAAACGCACCTTGTCTTCATCTATAAGAGCCACAGGTCTCTTTATCGATAGTTTTATTTTTTTGATTTCATCAAATCTGTCCAGCAAATCGGGATTCAATATCTTAAAATCATATCTTATTGCAATCAACATCAGATAATACAAATTTATTTCGTTTGATTCACACACCCATTTTTTGGAATCACCGTCGTAGGT